TAAAAAAACTTATTACGCCCCTATTTATAATAGTGGTGAAGAAAAAATTATAGATATGACGCGAAAGACTTATATAAAACCAGAAAACGCATAAAAAAATAACTAATATTTAATTAACTAATATTGATAATTTATAAACCTTTAAAAAACATATGGGAAGAAAAAAAATCTGGCTAGGAAATTTTAAGTCATTGAAAGTAAAAGTCTATGAAGAAACTCTAACGAGATACAAAATGGTTTTAGCCGGAAGACAAAAAACTGTTCAGCAAGATCTTGAAGAATACATTCAAAGAACTATAAATCAATAACTATAAATTTATGCCGCAATTTATGCCGATTTTGTCAGCTGATAAGCAAGACAAAATAAACAACTATCTAAGAGCGATAGACAATTTAAGAAATCATTATGAAAAGACCAAAGCGCTTCTTTTCAAACTTGATAACGCAGTTGTCTTAAACGAATTAAAAAATATGCCGAAAGAAAAACAAGAGGTGATTGATATCAATCATATGGATTTTATTACTCTAAAGAAGCTTTATGCCAAAGCTTTAGAGAATAAAAAAGAGATCATTACTTTTAAAGGCCGCCAACTATTGGTTACTTATGCTAAATATTTAATTGAATATTTGCAAACTAAATTTCAAAACTAATTTATTTAATATAAGGCTATAAGCCTCAAAAACTATGAAAATCTACAACACAAGTAGTCCACAATTTAAACCGTCAGTCGTTATGATGTTATACGGCGAAGGCGGAGTGGGCAAGACAACATTCGGAGCTAGTGCTCCAAAGCCAATTATCGCTGATTGCGAGAACGGCGCCAAGTATTTTGGAATGAGAGGGATTTCAGTTGATGTCGCCCAGATTGAAAAGTGGGCTGATATGCGGGAATTTCTCGACTATGCAAAAAGCGACAAGGTGGAAACAATAGTCGTTGATCCGATTGGCGAGCTAATGGATAAGCTAAAAAGGCATATGCTTGCTATGGGAGATACTAAGCTTGTTCAAAAAGACGGCAGCCCAACAATGGCCGGCTGGGGTTGGCTCAAGAAAACTATGCGCGACTTTATCAAAGTGCTGCGCGATACCGGCAAGAATGTTATCCTTATCGCCCATTTAGAAGAAAACAAAGACGAAGATAGGATAGTTAAACGCCCGAAGATAGAAACCAAAATATCTGATGATATCGTTAATATGGTTGATGTCGTCGGCTATATGACAGTTGTCCAGGAAGAAGGAGAAACAAAAAGAATTATCATCGTTGATCCGGGCAATGATAAATACACCGCAAAAGATAGAACGGGACAGCTTGGGAGAGTGATAGAGCCAGACTTCTCAAAGATTGTCAAGGCTTGTCAAGGGACTGAAACATTCGCTTGGTCAAAGCCAGCGGCAAAGCCTAAGGCTCCAGAAGCTCCTCAGCAAGCCGTTGCTCCTAAAGCCGAACAAGTTGCCGCTGAGCCGGTTTATGAGCCAGTAGAGCCCAAACCAGCGCCAAGACAGGCAGCTGCAAATGTCAACGCGGCAGTAGAAAAGCTAAGAAACTTTAAAAAACAATAATATGGCTAACACAGAAACAAAGACCCTCTATAAAGGCGAGGTAGAAATTACCTTTTATCCAGATAGCCATAGGTATAAATTGGCCGGAGAAAGAAGTTATTTAACATCAGTTACGGCAATCACCGGGATCATTGATAAGTCTAGAGTTCTTATTCCCTGGGCAGTTGGTTTAACGGGAGCCTTCTTGAGAAAATATCTTGAAGAAGCTGCGGCAAATAACTTCACTAAAGAAGAATTATATTCAGTCATCGATGAGGCGCTTGTCCAGCATACTGTTAAAAAAGAAGCAGCCGCTGATACTGGAAGCCAAACTCACGATCTAGCGCAGAAGATAGGCGAAGCTTTAAGGGATAACCAGCCGATTGAAGATATCCCAGAAGATACCCCGGAAGAAGTTAAGACTGGAGTGTTCGCCTTTGTTAACTGGGTTGTTGATCACAATGTTAAATTCCTAGAATGCGAGCGAATGGTTTATTCAAAGAAGCATAAGTTCGTCGGGATAACAGACGCGATCATCGAGTTAAATGGCAAGAAATATTTAATCGATTACAAAACCTCTAAAGGAGTTTATAACGAGATGAAATATCAGTTGGCTGGATATACAATCGCCTATGAAGAAGAAACCGGCGAGAAGCTAGACGGCCAGATGATCATTCACTTTAATAAGGAAACCGGAGAATGTAAGGTTCACGAGATTTCCAATGAAGATAATAATTTAAATAAAAAAACTTTCCTTCACCTTGTTGCTGTTAAAAACAGAGAGAAGGAGCTAAGCAAATAAACATATGTCAAGACAAATTGGCGCACTATGGTTACGCAAATCATCAAACGGAATTCAATATATGTCCGGCGTTCTAAATGATCTAGCTGGAGATATTCAAATCGCTATCTTTAAAAACGATAGAAAGGAGAAAGAAAATCAGCCAGACTATCGGATAGTATTAAGCGAGAAGAAAGAAGAAGCAACACCGAGGACGCAAGAAGACAGTTTCTTCGGAGCAAGCGCTCCTGCTACTGCGTTCGCTACTAGCAATTATCCAGAAGACAATGGTTTCCCCACAGCTCCTGGCGGAGATGAAGAAATCAGAGTTGAAAATATTTCTTTTTAATTATGTTGTTGGCCGGGTGATAAATTCGCCCGGCTGGAAGATAACTAAAAAAATATGAATAATCTTAAACAAAAAATTCTTTGGATATTATCTGAAGACGAGCAGTCAAGAAATAGCGATATCCGGTTAACTCAGATGATCTGGTATAAATTTCATAATAGCAAAATTATAAATCTTGATGACGGGACTAAGGCTGTGAGATTAAGAGATTTATTTGATCTTCCGCGCGAGGATAATATTAAAAGAATAAGAGCTAAAATACAAAACGAAGAAGGGAAATTTCTCCCAACATCGGCGGAAGTTAGAAAACAAAGAAAAATTAACGAATGGAAATGGCGCGATCAGATGAGCCCGTCAAATCCAGCAATGGGATAATATGAAAAAGCTAGCTAGACAATGGACAATTATAGACGGGAAATTGCCAGATCAAGTGGTTGCTTTTATCAGAAACCAGAGAGGGAAAATGCTTCTTATACTTAAAGAGAAGAAAGAAAAGAGAAGCCTAAAACAAAATGCTTATTATTGGGCATATCTGCAAATTATCAGCCAAGAAACCGGCAATGAGGTTGATGACTTGCACGAGTATTTTAAACGAAAACATTTGCCGGCGAAGGAGATCAAGGTGCTAGGACGAACGATCAAAATACCTTCTTCCACCGCGGACTTGGCTAGCGGCCAATTCTGTGAGTATATAAAACGGATTGAGGTCGAAACCGGCGTCTTGGCACCTGATCCCAACGATCTTTATTTATAATTAACAAACAGTCATCACTAAGTGGTGGCTAATAGTGAGAGAGAGATGAGTGATAGAATTGCTAACTATCAATCAAGCTAGGGAAATAACCAGCCAACAGGCAATAGTAGAGCGTGATACTACTTCCAGCCTCATCCTTCTTTCACTATTGGTAAATTGTTTGTTGAGATAGGCAGAAATGCCGAGAGGTTTAATCTACCTCCTTAGCAAGTTATATCAAAATAACTTCGGATAGCAGAATAGTTCTACTTTTGTCCTATTCTGTCTATCTTAACAAATAATATTGTTCTTTAAATCAAGCGGTCAAGTTATGTTTAGTTAAACAAAGTTATGTTAAAACAAGTTTCGGTTATTAGTAAAAAATTTCAAAGTCCATTATCTAATATTTATTATCAAGTATTACAAATGGAAAAAGAAGAGATGAATTATCGTCTGGGTAAAGTTCTAACAATTATAGACTCAACGATAGTTAATGATAGGCAGAATAAGGGGATAAAAGACTTAATAAAAGAAGCATTTTATTCTAGTAGCTACCATTTTAGTGGATTAGAAGAAATGTTAAGACAATTTAGAGATAAATTTTGTCCAAATGTAGAAAAAGAATACGAATACAAACTAAAAGAAAGGGACAAGAATATTCCAAATGATTGTAAAAATTATTTTCCAGAAAATTAATTAATTAAAAACTAATTCATCAAGTTGACCGCTTGATTTAGCAAATAATTAAACTATTGGTAAATTAAATTAAATTATATGAAAACTAATGTTTGTTATCAAGGAGATTGTTTAGAGGTGATGAAAGGGATGGAAGATAAGAGTGTTGATATGATTTTAGCAGATTTACCTTATGGAACTACTGCTTGTAAATGGGATACTATAATTCCTTTTGAACCACTTTGGGAACAGTATAAACGAATTATAAAGGACAATGGAGCGATAGTTTTAACAGCAAGTCAACCTTTTACAAGTGCTTTGGTAATGAGTAACCCAAAACTGTTTAGATACGAATGGATTTGGATTAAAAATAGAGGTAGTAATTTTGCACTTGCTAATAAAATGCCGATTAAAGAACACGAAAGCGTTTTGGTTTTTTATAAGAAATTGCCAACCTATAACCCAATTAAACAGCAACGAGCTGAAAGTGGAAAGGAGCGGGTAAAAACAATTATAAACCCATCAACTGCAAGTGAAAATTATGGCGGAATTGTTTTGCAAGAAGGTAAAATATATGACGAGTTAAGATTTCCTTCAAGTTGGCAAAAGTTTAATTGCGAAGTGGGATTACACCCAACGCAAAAACCAGTTACTTTATTTGAATACATAATAAAAACATACACCAATGAAGGCGATTTAGTTTTAGATAACACAGCAGGTTCAGGAACGACAGGAGTAGCTTGTAAAAATACTAACCGAAACTTTATTCTAATAGAACAAGACGAAAAATACTGCGACATTATAAAAGAAAGAGTTGGTTGTGAAATAATTAAAGAGATTTAATAATTAAGGATATGAAAGAAAAAGAAATACAAATAAAAGTAAATAAGGTAAAATTTAAGGTTTGGTATGCTGAAGATAAAACTCACTTCCATTATGGTTTATATAGAAATAATAAAGCACTACTTGCTTCAACAACCCCAATTAAAAGAAAGTTAGAGGTTTTAATGAATATTTATAGAGATTTACAGGAGGCTATCGGTTATGAAATTAGACACGAAATTGAAAAACTAATTAATAATTAAGGATATTTATATGAAGATATTATCACTATTTGACGGAATAAGTTGCGGTCGTGTGGCTCTTGAAAGAGCTGGTATTAAAGTAGATAAGTATTATGCCAGTGAGATAGATAAAAGACCAATAGAAATATCTATTAAAAACTATCCAGACATAATTCAATTAGGAGATGTTACTAAAATAACAAAAGAAATGGTTGGAGAAATAGATTTAATTATGGGTGGAAGTCCTTGTCAATCTTTTTCGAATGCTGGCAACAGAAAAGGTTTTGATGGTAAGTCTGGTTTATTCTGGGAATTTGTAAGATTAGTAAACGAATTAAAGCCTAAATATTTCTTATTAGAAAATGTAAAAATGAAACAAGAGTGGCAAGATGTTATATCAGATGCTCTTGGAGTAAAACCAATAGAGATAAACAGTAGCTTGGTTAGTGGTCAAAATAGAAAAAGATTATTCTGGACAAATATTCCTAACATAAAGCAACCAGAAGATAAAGGTATATTATTAACTGATATTTTAGAACAAGAAGTAGATGAAAAATACTATCTTAATGAAAGTCAAATAAAAACTATAAATAGAAACTTCGGCAGTAAAGGTAAAACAATTAATTTAGATGATGGTTTAATTGAGAAAATAACTTATCCTAGCAGAATAAATAAAAAGCCATTAAATATAAAATCACCAACATTAGTTGCGGCTATGGGTATGGGTGGCGGAAATGTTCCAGTAATAATTAAGAATGGAAGAATAAGAAAGTTTACTGAAGTTGAATGCGAAAGATTACAAACACTACCTGATAATTATACTAGTGGTATAAGTTCAACACAGCGTTATAAAGCAATAGGTAATGGATGGACAGTTGATGTTATAGCTCATATATTAAAAAATCTTAACTTACCCCACTCTGCTAACCATAACCAGTCGGCAAGTTAATCTATAAACTAATTAAATAATTAAAAAGACTATGGCAGGTCAATTACAATATATGGCAAAATCACAAGTTCAATTTACAAAGGACAATGAGTATTACACTCCCAAGGAGTTTGTTGATAAGTTTGGGGAGTTTGATTATGACCCAGCTACAACTAAAGAGAAAGCAGAAGAATTTGGAGTATCTAATTTTGACACCATAGAAACAGACGGATTATCTAAAGACTGGACACAATATAAAAGAATATGGATTAACCCACCTTTTACGATTAAGCACGAGTTTATAAAAAAGGCTTGGGAAACTTATCAGATTGCTAAAAATGAGATATATATATTATTTCCCATAGAGTTCATAACAACACAAAGATTTCATAATTCAGTGGGGGGGGGCAAGATATTTATTCCTAATGGAAGAATAAACTTCCAAAGTGGTTTAGGAAAAAAGGGAAAATCACCAGCATTTGGAAGTGTTGTAATGAAAATACAAGACAAGTGGGAGATAGAAATGATAAACATTAAGAGAATTAAAAAATCTATTTAAAAACTAAGTATAAATAATATGCGAATTGAAGATGAAAAAATTAAACTAACAGATGATCAAAGGCAAACGCTAGAGGTTATCAATAAAGTTTATCTTGGCAGCGGCCACGGGAGCGCTTCTATTATAGTAACAACGCCACAAGACGAGCTAAACTATTTAGAGTTGCGCGGATTTATCTTCAAGTCGAAAGGTGTTTATTTCCCGAGCACAAAAGGCCAAGAATATTTATTAAATAATTAAAATAACGGAGATTTCGACGGTTACAGCTTATTCGCCTTTATGCTTATATTGGCGCAAGCAGTTGTAGCTATTGCTTATACGCACCAGGAGAAATAAGAAACACAAAAAACAACGACTGAGAGGCCGTTGTTTTTTTTATTTGCCGGATTATCTTTGCCGGAATAACCTAGCAAAAATTTTTATAGATTGGGCAATGCCGGAAGCGGCGGAAAGTCTAGATTTTGTAAATCTGGAAGATCCAACGCTTCTAAATTGGGCAATGCCGGCAATTCTATTTCATCTAAGAAAGTTTCAACCGGTTTCTCTGCGTTTCGGTTCATATTACCTTCAACAAGATCAAACATTTGTGCAGTTCCAGCGAGGCCATACCAGATAGCGATGTTTTCTGATAGTCTAAGAATTCCTTTCTTTCTGGTTTCTGGTTTATCCGAAGCTAACTGCTGCGCTCCAATAGTCATATTTTCAACTATTCTTGTGAGAGGAACGCTGAAGCTAGATCCTGGCATAGAAATTCCTTTAATAAATTGTCCGATGATCGGGACACTTTCACCAAGAGATAGGAATGCTCCTTGCCAGAAAGATAATTTATCTTTCAATTCTTTACCGACAATCATCTCGTAGAAATATTTTCTCATATCATCTTCAAGCCCGCCGGCTAGAGCAAGGATAAATAATCCGTAAAGAGCTTTTGCTTTTTTAGAGAAGCTTCCCTTAACAAGGCCGCTGCGAATAAAGTCGTGAGAAATAAGTCCCCAGCGGTTCATCATAAATGTTTGAAAAGTGAAGATAGTTCTCATTGTTTCGCCAGACATAAGAGCCATTGGGCGATCTGCAATTTCAGATGATCCAGAAACCATATTCATAACCATATCTGCTTCAGCGCGTGCTTCAGCTTCAGATAGGCCTTGTCGTCGCAATATCTTGTAAGCGGCTTGATCAACGGCAGCTGCAGTCTTCAAATCAAAGTATTGGAGAGGCTTAAGAGCTAAGTCATTATAAATTTTTGCAGGACTACGACGGCCAATAGTTGTGCCGCGCTTCATTTCTTCAATCGCAAGTTCTCCAGAAGTTCTTTTTCTAAGAGTAAGAGAAGGAGATTTTTTTATTACTCGCTTTGCGTATCGAGGATTGATCCAGGTTGCGGCGAAGTGGCCGGCTAATTCTCCGGCAGCTAATTGCCCAAATCTAAATTGGAAGTAAGAAAGAGCGTCGAAGATAGCAAACGGCTGGATCAAAGTAGAAGATAACTTATAACCAAGAATTGCCCGGGAAAGATTTATTCTTTTTCTAGCAAGCCAAGCGTTTGATCTTATTCCGGGGAGCTGGCCACGGTTAGCCATTGCGGATAAATAATCAGCCCACCATTGAGAAGCAATCTGGCCAGCCTTCTTGCGATATTCTTCGCTTCCAACTAGGGAATTGATTTCCATAATTGCTGGCTGGACATTTATATAATATTGGTGCTCCCGGACAGCTTCTTCAAATTGAGAGAAAACATCAGTTCTAGGAGTGCGCTTTACATTCGGCATACGCTTCATTGTAAATCCTTGCTCAGTTTTCTTGCTGCGGACGAATGTCTGGCCGATAGTTATTTCTGGAAGTTCTCCAACGCGGCGCTCATATTTTAGAGGGAAGTAATTATCAACATATTCAAACGGTCTATTCTCGACTTCTTCGTAAATAGCAGCAGTCATTCCCTGGCTCTTTTTGAAGGTTCCGCGCATAAGATCCATAGCAGTTCTCATTTCTTCGGTTATAGCCGGCATTTCAGTCCAGCCTTGAGCAGTCGCCAGTTCATTAGCCTGGGTGTGAGCTCCCATTTCAACAAGCAGATAAAATTCCATAACGGCCTGTTCCTTGTCAGTCCAGTTGTTTTTAATGGCACGAATTTGGCCTAAAACTTCCTCTAGGATAACATTAGCGCTTAACTCGGCATTATTTACCTTTGAGCTCATAAGGCGCTGTAAAGCGACATTCTTGCCCTTATAATACTGCGTTCCGTCTATCTTGTCGGCCACGCGGAATGAATGGATAATATTTAACATCATTCTGGCCTTAGCAAGCTTGCCGGAGAAGGATTTATCCTTTGGATCTCCCTTTGGGTCAATGTTATTGGTATGTTCTAGAAGTTTTGTCAAGTTAAGAAGGCGGACGCGTTCATCATATTTATTTTTCAAACTTAGCTTCAAGTGGCCAAGCGATATCATATGATTTAGAGTTTCGTTCAGATCTCTTATTTCGTCAGCAGTCATCTGGCTAGGATTTTTCTTAGAAAGACGGTCAAGCTTTTTAACAACATAATCCGGGACAAAGCCTGGGTGCTCGTCAACATATTCCTTCAAAGACTTCAAGCGATTAAGAGTTTTAGTTGTCGGAGTTTTTAGATCATAGTCTTTTAAGATTTCGATAAGTCGCTTCTGATAATCAACTGCTATTCCTCGGCCGCTTTTAACTGCCTTGTTCACTAAAGAAGCAGTCTTTCTAACTTCCTGTAATTGCTCGATTTTATCAGCGCGGCTAAGAGCGGCGTCAATTCTAAGCATTGCTTTTGTTAAGTCTAATTGTGTTTTTGCGTTAGCAACCATTGGCAGAAGTCGGCCGCGGTCATTTAAATTCAAGTCTTCAGCATAATTTATGATAGCTTTTCGCATATCATTTAATTCGCCAAGTCTAGAGCGGAATGCCTGGATCATAGTTGCGCGCATATCAGATCTTCCCATTTTTACGCCGCGAGCAATATCTCTAATCTTCTTTTTAAGAAGTGTAGTTTCCTTCATCGAAATAACCTCTGGCTTGACTTTACCCTGGGCAACATTGATAGCTTGTCTGATAGTCGGTTTCTTCCCGGTAGTTTCAGATTTAACAAGGCGCTCAGCAGTTTTTTTATTTGCTTGGTTTATTTCTGTCGGAGTTTTTTCTCTAGCAATAGCTAAAATTTCTTGTTCTCTTTCGTATCTTTCTTTATAAAGAGATAAAAGTTCATCATTAGTTAGATCAGTCGCGCCAGAAAATATTTCATTATCAAGATTTTTTCCTTTAATTCTTGACTTCATCATTGCTTCATCGGTAGCGTTATCTAATATCCAGCGGCGATATTGTGCTAGCTTTTTGAAGTTCTTATATCCGTTTTCTTTTTCCTGGTCATTGAATGCCAGATTTTCTTCTCTGGCTAGGATAATTCTTTCTTCAGCTTCATATTGAGAGCGTTCAAGATTATCCATAAATTCACCGCGACGAGCTTCTAGTTCTGCACGCCTATCATCTGGGATAGCTTGGTATTTAGTTTTATCATCTAGATCCCTGTATTTTCTTTTAGCTTCCCGGGAGCGATAATAATATTCTCTGAAGTCTGGATCACTTAAGTTTTTGCTTCCTTCATAATCTTTTATAATGCTAGTGTCTAGACTGCCAGCGTCAATCAAGACTGGTTCTCCGTCTATTGTTCCCCAGTTTCTGATAGCTGTAATATCATTTAGCATTACATTGTAGTTGTTCAAATCCTGGATAAGACTTCCCATATCCTCGTCGCCTTCGTTGAAATATTCTTCAGCTGTTTTATTGATCATATCAACGGCCGGCATTCGAGAATTGAAGTCTTTATTTTTCTGAAGCCTCTTAACTAATTTCTTAGTTTTTTCGTTTGGCTTTTCAGCAAAAACAGTAACGACATAATTTTCGCCGCGCTCGATTACTTCCGGGACTGGAGCATATGGCTCGCCTTCTAATCTATTTTGAGCTAATCCGCGAGCACTTTTAGCAACCTTTAAAACATAATTGCCAAGATCATAAACATCTCTATCAGATCCGCCAAAAGATATCTTTTCTAAGTTAGGGATAATAAATCTTTCCCTGGCAGTTAGTCCGGTTTCTCTGACAAATTCTTCAATCACGCCGCTATCTTCTCTGAATACCTTTTTTGTGTGATCTTCAGAAACCCAGGCCTCTATATAAACATCTCCGTTTTTAGATTTTGTTAAGACGCGATTATATCCGTCTAAAACACCATAATCTTCATATCTTCCTGGATCCCAGTAGCCAACAATAATAGGAAGATTTGGATCTGAGCCTTCTTCTATGGCATATCTATTTTCTCCGCTGGCAACATAATCTTTAAGATTTTTATCTTTAGAAATAAGATCATTTATTTTTACGGAAGTTAAAACAAAATTTTGCTGTTTGATAATTCCCATTAGGTGATCATCAGTTTCCCAGCCTTCATCTTTTTCTTTTTCAATGGCGTCTAGATATTCAGCGACTTCTTCTCCGGTTCTAGTTTCTGGCTTCTCAGCAGCAACAGTTTGAAAAGCTTCAACGGCAGCTTTATCTTCTGGCATAATATCAGTTTCATACCATTCAAAACCGCGATCATCAGTAACAATGCGGAAGTTTTGTTTTCGAAGTTTAGCTAGATAACGACTAACCTGTTTATCATAAAAACGCGCGACTGTTTTATGTTCTTCAGCCTCCAAATCTTCTTCATAATTAAAATTTTTTTTATTAACTTCCGTAGCTCCCATAACCATTGTTTCTGTTTCTGATTTTTCAAGAATAATAATACGATCATCATCGGTGGCAAAATTATTTCCTTCGCCAAGAGTATCATTATAGTAATTGGCGTATTCATCAGCTGTTTGATAACGATTATCAATACGAGTATTTATAATCGGTTCAAGCATTTCTTCAATTTTAACGTCATCATTATTTTTAATATAAGATTTTAATTCTTTAATTTGCTCTTTAGTAAAATATTCATCAGTGATTATATTTATATCTTTTGACGTCTTTGCTTTTTTAATTTCATAAATTGTGTCCGACATCTCATTATCAAAATCTTCTTGACGAACTGTATCATAATTAAAAATTTCTCGAACATTACTGTATAAAGTAACAAGACCAGTATTTTCTCCGTAATCACTATTATTTCTCAATAAAATATAATCTTCACCTTCATATTCAAAAGTTTCTCCAACTTTTGTATTAACAGGTATTTGTCCATCATCTAAATAACCTTCAATTTTAGCGACAGTATATGGAGTAGGAACGCGCATTGCCTTATCCCCTTCCATAGCCGCGCGGCGAATTTCTTCACGAATTAAACGTTCGTGCCAGATGTTTTTATATTTAAAAAATAAAATTTCTTCAGTAGTTGGCTTGATATTTTTTAATTTTATTTCAAGTTCTTTAATTTTTTTATTATTTTCCTTTTTAGTTCTCTGTAATTTTTTTTGTAATCTTGATAAATCAATAGTATTCTCAGTAATAATCTTTTTAGCTTTTTTTATTAAATCTATTTTATCTAAGTATGTTCCAACATAAAATTCAGAAAATTTTTGAAGAATATAATCTGGAATACCAAATTTTTCAGTTATTTTTTCAGCTCTTTTACGACCGTCAATGGAATAATCTAAAGCTAAAGGATTATCTAATATTTCATTTTTGAGTTTACTTTTAGTTGTTAAAAATTTAATAACATTTTCGTATCCTTTTATCAACTCATTGCTTTCACGGATCTCTTCTTCACAACTAAAAATTTCATTATTTAATTTTCTTATTTCAATTGTTATTAAATTTGATTGTGATTGCACCGTATTTAACCTTTCTGGATTTTGGAAACTATCGGATTGAATTTCGGCAATGTAGCGAATACCATATTCCGAAGAATTAGGATCAGTGGCTTTCCAAATTCTAGTATGTCCAAAAAGACCGCGAATTCCAAGATCTACGGTTTCAATTCCTCTATTTTTTTTAGTATTTTCTTCTAACCATTGTTCAGCGAGTTCTTCAGATTTAAAAATATTATAAACATTTTCAGCAATGTTTTCTTCTGTTAATTCAATGTCAGTTTTGACAATAGCCCATTTATCAGTAGTTGGTATTTGTTTTATTTCAACCTCATCTCTCATAACTTCTCTCGCAAAATCACCTGTAAAATGACCAGAATATCCGTGATTAAATGGAGAATTATAAATATTGGTTGTATAATTGAAATCATAGCCGCTTCCTTCACTATCCATATTGATTTGAGAAGATCCGTAATCTGCATAGGTATCGCTTTCAATTACTTGAAGCGGCATAAGCTCAGAAGCAACCGCTGCGCGGAAGTCTTCTAGGTTTATTTTCTTTTCACCTTTAAATTGATCGTCTAAAACGCTTTCAATTAAGTTTCTTTCAACTTCTTTAAGCGGAAGTGATTTTGATTTTGTAAGGTTTTTTAAGAATTCATAACTGGCAAATTCCCGATGTTTTACATCAACATTCTCTAAAAATTTAGTAGTTAGTCCTTCTGGATTTTGGGCATATTCTTTTTGGAGAGCAGAAAAGTCTTTTGCGTAAGAAGACATTTTTTTGCGAGCTTGTCGGCGACGAGCATAACTAGGAGATTTCTGAATTTCTTCGTAAAGCTTTTCAATGCTATCAATCTTTCCGTCGCCAAGAAGATTTTTAACTTGAGTTACAAACCAGTTATAGAATTGCTTCAGTTTATTAGAAGGCGCTTGATCAGTTTTAATGTAGCGGATCATATCTTCAGCGAGGATTTCTTCTGCTATTTGATTTTCTGTGTAGCCTTTAACATTAACGCCCTTGTAAGAGCCTTTAGCTTGCGCGTCTTTTATTTTACCGGGATATCGACGCTTAACTTCTTCGATGATAGCCTTCTGCTCGCTTTCTGTAAGCATTAAATCCATAAAAGCGTGGATTGCTTCGTGGGGGACAGTTGTCTTTTTTGGATTTTGGACAAATTCAATCATCGCCCGGGAATATTTACCGAGAATAAGTTGGCCACTTTCAGTTATAATAGCGCGCTTAGCGGTTACAGGGATATTAAGCTCTTTTAAGAAAGGAAAGCTTTCAGCTAATTTTTGTGCTTCTTGTGTTGGAATGTATTGCTGGCGGTCGAGAATTTTATCAAGCTTTTCTTTATTGGTTATCGCAAAAACATTATTGTCAGTTTCTGGCTGCGGAATAATAAAGCCGTCAAATTTTCCTTCTGTTCGGATAGCTTCGGCAAGATTTTTAGCGCCTTGAGAAGCGATAAATTCTTGCTGAGATTTAATTGTTTTAAACACTTTTAGATTAAAGTCAGAAGGTTTCACGCGCAACTGTTCTCCACCGTAAGTCTGATCTGGTGTTTGTTTGAAAAATGCTGCTTCTCCGAAGACGCTATTTTTCCCGAATTGAAAACCTTCAGCCTGGATAACGCCCGGATCAATAGAAGTCTGATGATAAACTTCTGAAGGCATTTCAATCTCGTCCTTAGTAGAGATGACGCCCTTCTTAGCTTCAGCAAGAGCTTCTTCAATAATACGGGGAGTTTCTCCGATGTTTAATTTTGCCTGTTCGATAGCCTCTTGAATGATAGCAGATGTCTGATCATTGTTTAATTTTTCACTATATATAAGTTCACGAACGGCGCCGAATAATCTAGTAGCTTCTTGTTCACTAACACCAGTCTTAGTTTGAATTTCTTTTATCGTTTCATTTACCTTAATCTGATCCTGGCTCATACCACCTTCGAAAGGGAAGTAAGGCAATTTATTTTCAGATATAATTTTAACTGCGTCCTCTTTTCCAAGCTGAGTAATAACAGCTGTATCTGAAATATTTTTAGAAGCAACGTAACTATTAGCTTCTGAGTCTGATTGAAAGTATTTAGTTTCACCATTATTTTCAACGCGCGTAAATGTTTCCGGGACGGCGACTTCTTTTCTATCTCTACCACCTTTTCCTTCAATAGGCAAAGTTCCCATTGTGCCAAGATTTGACATACCAAAGATGCCACCTAAAATAGTTCCGATTCCCGCTGCTTCAAAGGCACCGTCAAAAACTTCTTTACCTGATTTTCCTTGAGATAAGTTTTGAATAATCTGTTGGCCAAATTCCTGGACGCCCTCCATACCTGAAGTCATCAAGTAGTGTCTAAATCCGCTTTCTTTTCCGAAATAACCGAACTTATTTGTCAAGCCGATAAACAAGGCATTAGCCCAAAAAGTGTTAGTTCCAGCCATATTGGCTTCCTTTTCTGACTTACCGGACTCAAGAGCTGTCTTGTAACTGTCCCCAGCTTCAGCTAAAGCCTCAAAAGCGGTCATACCGACGTTTGAAAGAGTTTTAGCTCCTCCAAGTAGTTGAAGAACGCGAGGCGAATAGGCGCCGATCATAGCGGCTACTTTAGAAAATCCAATACCAGGCACAAAGAAGGTTGCGGCTGATCCAACGCCTGACATTAAATTATCTAAAAAACCACCGTCAGCAGTCGTGGCAGCAGATTGCCAATCTCCAACTTTATCAGCGAGAGGTTTAGCGGCGTCAACTCCAAGCCATTTAAAACCATTTAAAGTGCTTTCAACGGTTCCTAAGACACCAAGACCGACGCGATTTAAGCCGTGCATAGCATAACCGACCGCCTGTTGAGCGACCGGTAAATCAGAAACTAAAACCGTTGAGCCGTCATCTCTTTTAACATTTCCTTGTAGAGTATCATCAACCTTATTAGCCCAACCAACTGTCTTTTCTAAAATTGGCAAAGCAACTTCATTTAGTTTAACCGGATCGGGTTCTAAAGAATTTTTACCGCCAACCATAAAAGCCGGCGTGGAGTTAGCCGTTACATTCATCATCTCGTTGCCTTTTTTAACGGCGTCTGGAGTAAAAGAATTTATTTCATCTCCGCGGCCAGCTTCTATCAACCTTTTTTGTAATTCTTTATCGACTTTATTCGATAAAACATATCCTTGATAAGTTTCTTTAGGCTTGAAAATGTCTAATATTGCCATATTGATTTAATTTAATTTTTACCAAATTTTTTCATTCCACCAATTAACGATTTGATCTTTGATAGATCCTTTATCTGGAGTAGTTGGCAGATTATCAACATTAGCTGATAAAGTATTTACAACGCCGGCTCTGATATCAGCTGGGATAGAGCCTAGATCGAAAGTTCCGTCTTTTTTCTTAGAAAGATTTAACCAGTAAAGAGCTGTTTGAAGATCCATAGTTGTAGCAGCTGTCCCAGATCCGGCCACCTTAGCTGTCCCAACATAGGTTTTATAAACTTCTTGTCCAGTTTTTTTGTCCATTCCGATAACATAAGTTTTGCCGGACGCGTCAGTAAACTGGACAACGTTAAGGTTGTCGTTTTCTTTTAAGCCTTTGACGGTTTGGCCAGCAATAGTCATTGAACGGCCTTCTGGGATTTGAAGTGCAAGCTGATTAAGGGCAAGCTCCTGGTTAAACGCAGTTCCTTGCTGTTGGATTTGAAGTTGGAGCATTGAGAATAGCTGATTATATCTAGTGTCAGCGTCTTTTACGCGAACATTAAGCAAATTATTAGCATTCTCCTTTAGCCCATTATAGTTTGCAAGAGCGGTGTCGTAATCTCTCTGCACGGATCTTTTAGCACGAAGTATCTTATCTCCTCGAACGGCAGCTAAAGCGCTTATATAACTATCTGTTGCCTCTCCTTCAACCTCAGCACGAATATCATCTTTTAATTCCTCTAGCTGTTGATCATACTCATCAAGCTTTGATTTTAAACTATTAACTTCCGATTGAGCTTCTTTCATCTCCGGGGAGTTAAATAGTTCTTTATAAATTTGCTCAGCGTTTACGCCGTATTGGGAATTGAGTTGCGCCATTAAATTATCCTGGATAAGTTCCGGGGAAGATAGAAGATCAGCTTCTCGTTCTGATTTAGCAGCGTCTGAAGTAAATTTATCTGCTTCTGATTTTGCGCCAGAAACAATATCAGCTAACTTTTTAGCGTCATCATTTATTCTCTGATTAGGATCAACGCGAGGCAAGTCGCCGATGTTAACACCTTCTTTCCAATAAATTCCGTCTTTGGTTCGGATAGTCGCTTGCTGTAATTGATAGGGGGTATAGGTATTTTGAAGTTTAGTCCAGTTAGTTTCTCCGATATATAACGGATTTGATTGTCCGGCAGTCGCGCCAATATATTGTTTATAATTTGCTTCACCTTTGGCATAAGCAAAATTTCTAGCGTCTTCTTCGTTGAAAACCTTATTAGAAGAAACTAAAGCAGCCACGCCTGGTTTAGCGAGGATAGCCGGATCAATATTTGTTGGAGCTGGAGCTGGGGTGCCAGTTGTTGTCGGCGCTGGAGTTCCCGTAGGAGCAGGCGCAGGTGTCGATGTAGGAGCTGGGGTGCCAGTTGTCGGAGCAGGCGCAGGAGCTTGATTATTAACTAAAGACCAGCCAAGCGGCTGATATTCAGAAGCAAATTCAGCTTCATTGACATCGAATGTTGCTCCGGTAACTGGATTTTTTGCTTTTACTGTTGCCATATGTTTATTTTAATTTTATTATATTGGGTCATTTGTCGCAAGGACAACAATATATTTATTATTGCCGCTTCCGTCTTTGAAAGTAAAACCAACTGGACGGAAAATATTGCCGTTAATATAAAAATTAGTGAACCCATTAGCTTGAAGAACATTGCCGCTTTTATTTAGATAATATCCGTCTTGGAAGGTTAAATTTAAAGTGTAGCAATTTCCCCAGCGGTAATTATAATATCCGAGGTTCTTGCCGCCGTCTGTTAATGGCGCTGCGTGGCTATAAAAATGAACAGTCGCGCTTCCAGCGTCAAGAAGCATATTTCTGTTGTTATAAGTAGCAATATTATAATATCCGCCATATCCGCCAATATATCCGTAAAGATTTCCGCTGGTATCTAATAATCTAAAAGTCTGTCCATAAACAAATATCCCGGTATCAGAGCCAACAGTGCCAATTTTAACTCCAGTGTTATTGGAGCTGCTTGTTTGAAGAAGGGCTCCAGTTATTGTCCCGGAAGTTATTGATCCTAGATTGGCCGTTATTGCAGATAACTGAGAAACATTCATCTTGGCTGCGGTAATAGTTGAAGCAGCTATTTCGTTAGCCGTGATAGTTGCCGCCGCAATTTCATTAGCGGTAATTGAATTTGCGGCTATTTGAGTTGCAGATATTGATCCAGCAGTTATTCTGTTCCCGTTTATAACAGTAGAATTCCAAACCATAATTGCGACACCAGAATTATTAAAAGCAACCAAAAAATCATCATTTCCTAAAGCTGGCAAACTAACACTAGACGAAAAAACAGTCGGATTAGATAGTTGCCAATAAATATGTTTTTCTGTGGCCGAACAACTACTGTTTGATATTGTGTATTCTGTGCCATTATAAACCACCTTTACACTACTCCAGGAAATTCTTCCGGCGCTAGGACTATTATTTGAAAAAGAACCAGCAGACATTATAAAATTATAAGAGGTTATTTTCGAAGCAGTTACTGCACCAGCTGATATTTTTTCGGTAGTTATTGCGCCAGCAGCTATTTTAGCGGCCGTAACTGCTAAAGCACTTATTTTCCCCTCTGTAACAGCGCTAGTTGCTATCTTTGCTTCTGTTATGGCTGAGGCCAGTATTTTAGCCTCTGTAACAGCATTAGTATCTATTTGAGTTGTTCCAACCTTATTGGCGTTAATTTCACCAGTAGAGGGATTTATTGCTGCTATTGATGTCTTTGCAGCACTAACAGCTCCAGCGGCTATTTTTAAAGCAGTTATAGCTTCGTTTAAAATTTGGTCAGTCCCAACCGAATTTAATGTTGCTAACGATCCCTGGCTTGCTATTCCAGCAGCAACATTTTCAGAAGTTTTATCAGCTCCAGGCTCGGGAGCGTTTGCTCCGCCAATAGACGCTTCATAATTTAATTGAAGCGAGTTAATACCCGGGATCGGCGTGATCTCGACTGGTATATCATTTATTGTTTGTAGCTGAAAATCTTTTATCATATTTAATCTCCTAATTCTATATTTTGGTCGAACTCGATATCAAGCTCGATCAGCTCCGGGGTAGTTAATTGATTAGTCCCGGCAGTCAATAATGTTTTTGTTTCTAAAAAATTGAAATCTCCGATATCTTGCGCGACATCTTTGCTCTTGGAATAAATACCTCTATCAGCTTCAACGGCGTAGTCAACGGATAATTCCGGTGTTCCTTCCCAACTGCTGGCAAGGTTTTTTCGCATATAAACTTGAACCTTTTCTCCAGCTGAAAGCGCATTAAATGATAACGAAGTGATCATAGAAGCTTTTTCCCGGTGAGCTCTGTTTCCGTAAAGAACGCGGCTGTGGACTTCTCCTGTGGCGCGGTATTTAGAGGTATTTACAAAGTCAATTCCGTAGCTATAAGTCGTTACTTCTCCAACAGTAGTTGTTTTTTTCCAGGACATATAAAGAACTCCGGCCGCATTATGAACGCAACCTATAACATCAGTAGTGTTATCGTTTGAAGTTGGATAATCAAAATTCAAGCTGTAAGGATAATTTTTATTTTCTCGGCCGTAAGTCCAAGCTCCGCGGCCGATTGAAGCGTCGCTATCAGTATCAGCGGGAGCAATAACTATTAAGCTTTCGTAAAAACAGATTGAATTTGGAGAAAGAAAACACTTTTTATTATCAGAAACTAGAGGCAATCTCTTTAAATCAATCAGATCATAGCCAGAAGAAATATAAAGATATGGGCGCATACCGGCTACAATGTAGTCTTCTCCGCCGTCATTGATAGCATTGTGAACTATTTGCTTTAAAAATACCTTCTCGTTATAGGCTTCTGAGCTGCCATTCCAGTAATATTTATGCCCAGCGTCAACCTTATTTGTTTTATTGGCGAATATTCTCATCATTGATCCACCAAAAGTTATACATCTGATATATTCATCACCAAAAATAGGTAACTTATTTGGCGTCCAGGTCATCAAGCTGTCTAATTCAGCAAGCAGACTGCCGTCGCCGATATAAAGCTTATTGTTATTTTCTAAAGCTGGGTGAGCAATCGTGTTTGCGTTTGTAAATTCCTTATAGTTTTCTGTAACAGTCCCAGACCAAGAAGCATCAATATCGGAAATCGCTATTCTGTGGATATATTGTGAAGTGAACCAATAAAGATAATCGTTATATTCAATCGCATTCATAATGTTCCTCGCGGAACTATCAGTATAAACTAAAGTCCAAGTTCCGGTGCCGGCAACGCGACGAAGGATTTTGCCGTTAGCTAGAAAGGCAATAATATCTCCAGTCGACTGGATTGTTACCATAGCATTTGCAAGCGCGTCGCACTCGGTGCTAGTTGTTTTTTCAACAGTATAAGCTAGCTTTAAAGACTTAGGATTTTTTCTTATCTCCACGCCTTTAGCATAGCGGAAACTGTTAGCTATCCCCAAAAACCTATCATCGGAAAATCCGCCGAAGAATTGATCTTGTGTCCAGGATAAATTTGCTTGCTGTGCCATATTTTTATTTTTAGAAGTTAATCAATAACCCAGCTTCTTTAATCTGCTCCCATTCGGCATTTGTAATGCTGACAGTTTTACCTTTTCCTATCAATCCCCTAGCATCTCTGTCTATCATATAAAGCCCAGCTCGTTCTTGTTTAATTTCCATTAGTTTGCCTTGATAGATTACTCCATAAGCACCTGTATTTACATTTCTAACTTGATTTGTGTTATTATCTTTGATAAATTTTGCGACATTCATAGATTTATTGTTAATTGTGATATAAAAAGCCATTAAATGAAAAGTTTTATCTGGGCGGTATCTCTTGTATCTCTGTTGATAAGTATCTTCTATCTCGGTATATTCTGGTGTTGCTAATACTCCGCAGACTTGGTGATTTAAAACCCCTTCTGGTGCTAAAATGTCTTCCGGCTTTTCGTAATTAGCAAAGCGAACAATCAAAGGAATAGGGCTGTATTCTAAATAATCAATACTATCTACCCACTCGTAGTTTATTAAAATAATTTCTAGTAATTCTTTACCGCAGTCTAGCATTTCCTGAGTGATGAACTTCGGGTCAATGTTATCTTGGAAGTTTTCAGCAAGAGGGAACATATCTTGCGGGATAAGACCATAATTTCTAATAGCTTGGGCAACTTTAAATTGATAAGCTCCCTGTGTAGTCGTGCCTCCAAGCGTTCCTGTAAATCTTTCACTAAAATTATACTTTCCGTTTTTCTTATATTTGTTTAAAACCGATAACTGATAGGGCGTAAATTTTCCTATGCTTTCAAGGTATGTAAGCAGCTTGGCAATGGCCTTTAAAGAGGAGTAAGTAACGCAAAATAAGGTATCGTATAAAGCTGGGTAGTTAAACTGTATCTCGTGTTCTAACTCTATCTTTTTCCAGTCTTTATCTGGCATTAAAGACACTCTTTGAATAGGAGAATTACCGCCCACTTGCCAGTCAAATTCTCCTCTGCCTATTAAAACTCCTTTTAATTCTTCCATATATGTTAATAAAATGTTGATAAGTTAGCGGATTATAGCTCCGCTAAGCTTTTTGTCTGCGCTTCATTTGGTTAGTTTTTAAAAGTAATTCTGCTACTTCTATAAAGCTTTTATTTCCAAATAGGAAGTGCCAGGCTCGTTCGCGCTCGCTATCAAATCTTAATAGATTATCTGGCGTGCTTTTGCCACCTCGACATCGATTGACGATGTGGTGCTTGATGATTTTTCCGCTTCTTTTCCACTTTTTCATTGTTTATCGGTTTTAAAATTAAAGAACTATTTTCTAACTTGATATTTTTCTTGCAAAATTGCTAGTGTCATTTTTACATCTCCTTTTAATTCAGAGATATCCCGTTCCATATGATTAATATGATTTCTTTTAATAAATTTCAAATCTTCTTTTATTTCTCCAATATTTTCTCCGATATTTGCAAATTTTTGATCAACAGCTTTTTTTTGGATTTCGCAACCCTGGCTAAGAAGCGAAATTGTATTCTCATTTTTAACATCTGGATCGCGGAAAAATCGATATACTAAAAATATCATACCGATAAGCGTTCCGACTGATGTTAATAATTGTAGCCAAGTTGTGATCTCCATATTTTTTTAAAAATAAACATATTTTATAGCGTCTATTAAGAAATAATAGAACAATGCGGCCGGTATATAAAGGAAGATTGCTTTTAATATCCACTCGATCATATTATTTACCTGCGTATGGTTCTGAATTATCTCCTTTAAAAGAAAAGTAGAAGCCAAAAGCCATACCTGCTAAGACCATAAAGTCTTTACTTTCTAAGATGCCAATAAAGAAGCCAACACAAGCAGTTAAAGCTAATGCGATAAAGACTAATTTACTTGCTGAGTTTAAGATTTTCATATATTTTATTTAATTATAAAGCTCTAGGGTTTAAGAGAACGAAATTAGTTCCGTCATAGACACAATGGCAATACATACTTGCTAAAATATCATTACTTGCTAGAGCAGTATCTACTCCTTTTACAATAGCTTTAGCTCCCATTCCATTTATATTAAGGGTTGCTCCGTCTGTATTAGCAGTATTTGCTTTAAATATTAAAGCTAGTCCAGCCTTATACCCTTCAAAATCAGCAATCGTTACTTCGTAAGCGTCAGTCGTTCCAGCGTCATAAGCTAAAATCAAAGAGTTATTACGGATTAGCTGTTTAGTATCAGCTAGTCCTTTTTTTATATCCTCAGTTTCTTCGCCAATATCCTTGACCCTATCAATTAATCCTTGCTGTTTAACTCCCACAATAAAGTTTCCTTGATGTGAGGGGTCTTGGGTGCTATCTACACTTTCGGCATTTGAAGAAAGGTAAAGGGTATTTTTAGTAATCGTTACTTGGTAATTTACCGACCCTTCGGTAGCTCCGCTTGATAAAGCGACATATTCTCCGTCAGCGTCTAATACCGTATCAGAAGCAATACCCGAAGAAGCAAGAATTGTAATTGCTGGGGTAGTTTCTTGTGAGTTATCTATCTTAAGCGGTAGGTAGCCGAGAGCCAAACCAGCTCCAGCTGCTCCACTATTTAACTCAATAGCAGGCATTACAACACCGTTCTCGTTAGTGTATTTAGCTTGACGATAAACATAAGATAAAACTGTGCCAGTGGCTTTCCAAGTTTCAGCGAATTGATTAACTCCAATAGGATAGAATAGTCCTTGAGGAATAGAGGAAGTATCAAGGTCGGCTTCAATTAAAAGTCCTCTAAAATATATCGCACTTCCAGAACTATACGCTACTTTTATATATAATATATTCCCCCCATTAGCTATATTTGTTAGATACTTACCACTTAACATATTTGATGTAGTGTCTAAAGTTCCTAAAGAAGTATAAGTAACATTATCTTTAGAAACTGAAATTTCCACTACCCTTGTAGTCGCTCCGTTTAGATATACATTAAAAGATAAATTTTTTATTGGAAGGATTGTATTAACCTTATAGATTATTTGGTCTCCAGCACCATCTAAAACAAATCCAGTTGGGTTTGGGTCTCCTACATAAGAATAACTATCTTGATAAACTGCTGGATAATTAGTAACTCTTAAACTCTCAAATGTATACTTCCCATTATCTAAATCAATAATTGCATTAGAAAGTAAGCCGTCTTTATCTGCCTTCAAATCTGTTTTAACGCCATTAGAAATAAGGGTAAAATTTTCTGTCTTTTTGGCGTAGTTCTGAATATAAGAAGCAGTTTCTAAATCATTAGAGGTGTTAGCTTTACAAGTTCCGTCTGCTACGCTTGAATACAGGTGAAAATGTAAAGCTCCTGAAGCCCAGATATTAGGCACATCAAAGTAATTAAAAGCACCCTCTGTTAAAGAAGCATTAGTTATCGTTTTAGAAGCTAAAACATTATTTGAAGCATCGTGAACTACTAAAGTCCAGTCGCCAGTTCCTTTGGCAACTACCCAAACACCAACCCTTGTTATATATTTTTTACCAGGTTGAAATGTCTGAATATGTGTTGCTCCCTCATTAACTGCGTTTGTAAGGGCGTAGGTATTTGTATAAGCACCTGTTGGGTCTAAAGACTGGTCAATGTTATCCGTTGAAGTAGTAGCTTGCAATACTGGTCTTATCTTTTCTGCTACCTTACCAGTAAAGGTGGTGTCGGTAACTACTTCTTCAAGGGTCATTGAATTAACATCAAACCAAGCGTCAGATACGTTGCCAGTTCCTTGATTCAATAAAACTATATTAGCAAAGGCGGAACTAGCATTGGTTGTTGCTGTTTTTGTTAATAAAGTCCAATCGTTTGTTCCTTCTAAACGACTAGTAGTAAACGAGCCTGTGGCTAATCTTGCCCCAACCGAGTTGTGTTCGTGAATAGCTAAATAAGTGCTATTAGCAGCAGTATTATTTGTTTTTACCCAACAAGAAAGTCTATAAGTAGTGCTGGGCTTTATAGAAACTCCGTATTTTAATGACGAGCCTGCCAAATTAGCCCCAGTGGTTAACATTGTGGCTGCCAAAAGATTTCCAGTCGCATCAGTAGTTGAAAGTTTTAATGTTAATCTGCCAGTTCTTGTTACCGCACTGTCAAATTCAGCAGAAACAGCGGTTGCCGCCCTAACAATACCAAAGCCAAACTTCTCATCTTCAATAGCTCCATTTGTCGTTATCGCCACATCTCCTACCGCTCCGTCTATGTTTCTTAATACCCCCCCCTTAGAAGCGGTGGAGATAAGAAGGTCGGTTGGTTTCTTTTGTATTTTAAAATCAAGACTATCTCCGACAGCGGAGTTATCAATACCTACTTTAGTTTCAAGACTTTCTATTGCTGTTTGTAATCCATTCACATCAGCCGCCATTACATCATTTGTATCATCGACTTTTGGCGTAAAGTCATCTAATATTTCTGGAAAATTTGGCATATATTTTATATTTAATAATCTTTATAAGCCGCCCGGAAGGCGGCCTAAAAGATTACTAACTAAGCTGTATCAACTGCAACCTTAATGATTGCTGAGTTATCTGCTTGCGCAGTTTCGCCAGCGCTAACAATTCTCTTGATCCAGAAGGCATATTTCTGGCCAGCTGGGATATTTCCGAGATCAATCGCGTTAGCATAACCGTCGGCAGCTGTAAAAGTTACGGCTGGATCTGGAGCGGTGTCTTCGTTAGCGACTGTGTCAGCGGTTCCGTCAACCCCGGCTAAGTCCTTTCCGATATTGATAGTATCGTCAGCTGCCGGAGTGTTGGTGTCGATGTAAAGCTTAACATTGTAAGCAATACTAGCGCTGTTATTTACTAAATAAATACAGCGATATTTTGTGCTTCCGACGGCGTGTTCGGCGCCAGAAACATCTGCGAATAAGTTATTGAGTGTATTATCAACAACTTCTGTCGCACTTATAATTCCACCTAAAGCGGCGTTTGGATCAGTATTAGCTGCGCCACCAGATAGAAAGAATTTTAAGTCATTTGATGTTACTGCCATATGGTTTTGATTTAATAGGGTTTCGACCTAGCGTCCCAGTCGTTATCGTCAACTGGTTTCGACCTAGCGTCCCAGTCTTCGTAGATAACTTCAGAGCGCTTGTTCCAAAGCCCTAATTTGTTAAATAAATGATAAATTATTTTTAATGCTTTCCTTATAGTTGAAAGGATATTCCAGCGGATCGTCAGAGTTTTCAGAGCTTGCACCCAGAGTTTCCATTTTATAGTCAATGTTTTTACAACAGAATTGAATAAATTCCAGGAAATAGTTAAAGCTTTCAACACTATCACCTGCAAATTATAGATAATTGTTAATGTTTTCTGGACTATTTTTCTTAAATTATAAACTATTTCTAAAGAATTGATCGCGCTGATATATAAATTCCACTTAGTTGTTAATGTTTTTAAGATCTGATTAAACAAGTTCCAGGATATTGTTAGCTGCTTAGTTAATCGAGCTTGAAGATTGTAGAGAATTGTCAGAGTTTTATTTATTGTATTAAATAAATTCCATTTCAGAGTTAAAGATTTTATCAAAGAAGCTAGCAAATTGTATTTTATCGTCAATTCCTTTAAAATCCGGCCGCCGAGATTATAGACAATTTTCAAGCTCTTATAGATATAAGAATTTATGTTATAAATTATCGTTAATGCTTTATCAATCGTATTTAAAAGCAGCCATTTTAAAGTAATTGTTTTAAATATTTTAAGGAGCAAATTCCACTTAATCGTCAGCGACTTGATTATCTGGTTTAAAATATTCCAGAGAAAGGCTACCGCTTTGGATATTCTAGATCTTGTTCCATATGGCGCACCGGTTTCCCCGCCGCCATACTTAAATGTTCCATATTTAGCCATATTTTTATTCGCCAAAACCTAATTCGCCAAAACCTAAACCATAATCGTTTGGGAGCTTGGCGGTCATTCCAGAATTATCTCTATTAGTCAGCTCATCGACCATTTTTTGCTTCTCAACTTCAAATTCTTGAAAAGCTAGAGTTGCCTCATTTTTCTTTCCGCGAGCTTTTAATATCCAGGGCTCCATTCCAATAGCAATTCTGTGATGACTATCGTCTGGGATAAGGATTGCGCTATCAAGGGCGCCAGTATCAAGATCAATAAACTTAGAAATGCCTAAAAGCTTTATCTGATTATTCCCAGCCGGAGTATCTGGTAAGTCAGCTGATTTAAACTGAGGAGCAACGAAAAAGCTTTCATCGCCAATAAAATAAATTGGCTGATCCTTTGGCTGATTATCTAAATACCAAGACCAGTCTTTCGGAAGGGTTTTAATATCAACTTCGTTAGCTTTGGTAAAATCAAGATCATCTTTATAACCTTTAATAAAAAGTCCCTGGCATTTTGACATACCAGCGGCTTCATTAGTTGCCTTCGGATAAGGATATTCTCCGTTCTCTTGATCGGCGACAGCGTCGCGTTTCCAGATCTGGAAGAAATAATTCTCATCAACTTCTTTTATAATCGTATTAGCTAACTCTTTTCTAGCAATATTAAAGGCAGATTTCAAAATACTAGCAGAAACCTGGCCTGTTTTTGTGTGAGTATTACTAAGAGCTAAAGTAATTATTGCGTCGTATGTCATATTTTTGTCTTTATATTCCTAGAAAGCCCAGGAAAATTCCTGGGCTCAAAGGACTATAAAGCAGTTACACCAGTTTCAATTCTAAGCATAGCGTCTTCTTGCAATCTCCTTGTTCCGAAAGCAATCTTGGCACCAACTTTTCTGCGTTGTGCTAAAGGATCACTATCAGAAGGGACGGCAGGAGTTACATATGTCTTCAATGTTTGGAAGGTGCCAACACCATAAGCGCCGCGGCCTAATACTAAACAAGGATAAACATCAACTGTGGAGCTAAACTTCTGAATGAAAGGAGCCATAATCAAACGAATATTGGAAAGCATACCGATTTCACCACGGAAGATTTTCTCGGGGGTAACATACTTGTTAACCTCTAGCCAATTTCCGGTTCCGGTTTCATTTCTCAAATCATAGATCTGATATGGGTGAGCGTAGGCAATATAATAACCGTCAATTTTTGGAGCAAATCTAGCTTCTAATAAGGTATTAGCCTTATTAAGTAAAGCTGCGGTCATAATATCACTAGCAGTTAACTGAGTTCTTGCAGATCTTGTGCCACCATAGATAACGCGAGTTCCGGCCATAATAGTTGTTTGGATCTCTTTATCAATTCTGCGAGCCATAGCTGCACCAACTTCACGAGCAGCGCCCTTTAAGAAGTTGATAACATTTAAGTCAATCAACATATCAGAAAGAGAAACTACAACGCGGTATTGCTTTGGAGTAGTGGTGATAACAGAAGCATTGAAAGCAATAGGAGTTGGAGAAACACCGTCATCATTTTCTGTTCCGGCAGTTACATCATCTTCATTAAGTTGAGAAAATTTTGCCCAGCCTAGAGTATTATACCCAGCTTCTACGGTTGGTTTTTCACCAGCCTTATAGAAATATAGGTTCGGCTCGAAGTTCTCTAAAACTTCTCTTTTGAGCCAAGTCTGTAAAACGCCCTCATTGAGTTCACCGCGATTTACAGCAGTTGTGTAAGTGGAGCTCATATAAAATGTATTGCGATTTTGA